GCCGGCAGCGGCGCGACATCGAAGCTCTGGCGCAGGCCGGCGGCGTTGGCGCGGATGTGGCTTGCCTCATCGCCGTCGCTCACCGCCTGCCAAGCCGAGGCAGCACCCTCGATCGTCCACTGGTTCAGGCTGCCATCGGCCTGGGCCGGGAGCGCATCGACACGCACGTCACCGAGGAAGGTGGTGTTGAGCGTGCCCGAGGTGTCGGCGAGGTAGAGATCGTCCACGTCCACCGTGATGGGGCAAGGCTGGCCTGGCACGGTGCCGACGAAGGCGGTGAGCAACGGCCCTCCGCCTTGGATGGTGTTTTGCGCGGTGAGCTGGATGGCGAGCATCCCATTGACGCGCACGTCGAGCGTGCCGTTGCTCGTGCCCTGCACGATCTTCAGTTCGACGTAGTGCCAGCCGCGTGCCGGCGCGGTGACGATCGAGGTCGAGAGCAACTGGTCGTAGCCATACTGCCAACGGTAGAGCTTGAGCCGACCGTCCTCGCCGAACTTGACCAGGTGCGCCACCTGCGCGGATGTATCGCGCACGCCCAGCAGCACCGGCTCGACGCTGGTGTTCTCGAACGGCGCCACGCGCAGCGCCGCACCCACGATGAGGCTGGTGCGCCCGGCCTCCAGGTTCTTGACGTAGCCGCCGCCCGCGCCCGCCGGCAAGCGCAGGGCGTAGGACGAGGGTCGTCGGCCCTGGATGCGCGTGGCCTGCGGCGACAGGTACGCCGCCTTGCCGCGCGCCAGCCACGGATCGCCGAAGGGGTCGAGTGCCTGCGGGTCGTAGTGATCGAAACCGTCGATGAAGATCAGGGCCATGAGGTCATCCTTGCAAGGCGGCACGGACCGCCCGGGCGTTCCTGCCGATGATGTTGAGGATCACCCGCTCGCCGGCGGGCGTTTGCAGGTGGTCGTGGGTGACGCCCGGGTCGATGGCGTTGACGATGCGCACGGAATGAGCGACCTGCGGCTGCGCGGGCGGCAGGTTCACCTGCGGCACGAGACCCCCGGCGGCGAAGGCCAGTTCGCGCCCGATGACGCGCGGCGGCGCGACCCCGCCGTTGATCGCATCGAGAAACGCGACGCCCACCCGCCGCACGGCATGGGCCCGCACGACGTACTCGCCAGCCGACAGCCGCGCCGGAATCGAGTCGCTCGTGCCGGTCCCCGGCCCGGTGACGTAGCCGCCGGCGGCGAACTTCTTGATGTTGCCCAAGAGCGCCATTACCGCGGCCACCATCGCGGCCATCGCGGCGATGGCCAGCCCCGGGCCGACCACCGGAATCGCCGCCTGGGATGCGGCTGCCCCGGAGCCAGCCTCGGCGGCGTTGGCGCTGACCTTGGCGGCGGTCTCGGCCTGCTTGGTGGCCACCGACTGCGCGGCGGCAGCGGTCTCGGCGGTCTGCTCCTGCTGCATGAAGCCCAGCTTCATGGCGAGCATGCGCGCCTGCATCGCCACCCACTGCTGGAACGGCTTGAGCACCATCTCTTGCAGGAAGGCATCCGCGATGCTGCGGAAGATGTTGGAGAGCGCCTCGCGCAGACTCTGCGCGCCGCTGACGATCCCCTGCACCGCCTGCCCGAACGCCTCGCCGATGCGGCCCCACACCGGCGCCAGCTCGTCGGTGACCAGCCGCGTGCGCTCCAGCTCGTTGCGCCAGGCTTGCACGCGCAGCACCGCCTCCGGCCCGATGGCCTGCGCGGCCTGCTCCATCGCCGGCAGCAGGCGCGCCATCTCGTCCGCAGACTCGCGCTGCACGGCCACGAGCTGCTCGCGCGCCTGCCGCTCGGTCAAGAGCCCGGCCTGCTGCTGGATGCCGATCGCTTCCTGCGCATTGCGCAAGCGCTCGGTCACCTGCCGCCACTGTGCTTCGATCGCATCGAGATTGGCCTGCGCGGCCTTCACGTCGATCAGGCGGTCGATGATCGCCACGCCATCCGTATTGCTCTCGGCCAGCAGACGCGCGCGCAGGTCGCGGTAGCTGCGCTCGATCGCGGCGCGCCGGTCGGCATCCATCGCCGTGCCGGTGAGTCTGGCCAGTTCCTCGCGCGCGGCGGCCAGCGCCTCGGCCAGTTCGCGCTCGGCCTTGGCCGCGGCGCGGGCATTGCGCTGCTCGATGTCGGCGCGGCGGTCGTTGAGGACGATGAAGTCGGCTTCGAGCTTGGCCACCTCGGCCCGGGCGCGCAGGCGGTCACTATCGCTGCCGCTGGCGGCCACCTGCCGGCTGCGCGCCAGCGCCTGCTGCGTGCGGGCGATCTCGGCGTCGAGCTCCTGCTGCTCGATCGCGGTCTTGCGTGCGTAGTAGTCGCGGATGGAGACGAGACGGTCTTCGAGGGCGGCGTCGAGCGCGCGCTGCTGGCGTTCGAGTCCGTCTTTGAGCAGGGCGAACTCGGCGTCGAGCCTGGCCTTCAGCAACGCAGCCTGAGCGCTCGCGGTGTCGCGGGTCTTGCCCGGAGCCGTGAGCCGCTGCAACAGCGCCGGGTCGGCCTGCACCTTGGGCGCCTGGACCGCGATGGGCTTGGGGGCGAAGAGGCTGTCGCGGAACTCGGCCAGTTCGTCCAGCCGCCGCACGAGGCTGCCCTTGAGTTCGGCGATGATGGCCTTGGCCCCGGCGGTATTGCCGCGCAGGGCCTCGACTGCGGCGGCCATCCCCGCGCCGATCGCCTCGCCCAGAGCGATGAAGGCCTTGCCGACCGTGGCCGCCCCCAGCGCCAGGGTCTTGAGCACCAGCACCACACCATCCAGGACGGCGCGCAGCGTGCCGCCCTGCTTGGCCGACTCGACCATGCCGGCAGCCATGTCGTTCATCGCCGGCAGGAAGGCCTCGATCACCCGGTTGGCGATGCTGGTGGTGGCGAGCTTGACCTTGGCTAAAGCATCGTTGAAGGCTTCGGCCTGCGCAGCCGTTTGCCCGCCGATCTGCACGCCCAGCGCTTGCATCTCGCCGGTCAATGCCGCGATGCCCTCGCGTCCCTGGTTCAGGAAGGGGATGAGCTCGGCGCCGCTCTTGCCGAACAGTTGCACCGCCAGCGCCGACTTCTGCGCCCCGTCGGGCATGGCCTTGAAACGATCGGCCAGATCGAGCAGCACCGCATCGGTCGCGCGCAGCGTGCCGTCCTGGTCCTGGAACGCCACGCCGAGTGCCGCAAAGCGCCGAGCCGACTCCTCAGAGCCCGTGGCCGCCTCGAGCATCGCGGTGGCAAGCTTCTTGAGCCCCGTCTCGAAGGTCTGCGCCGAGACACCGGAGAGTTCGGCCGCCGGCACCAGGGTGGACAGCGCCTCCACCGTGATGCCCACGCGCTGCGAGAGCTTGTTGAGGGCATCGGCCGACTCCAGCGCCGACTTGACCATGGCCCCCAGGCCCGCGGCCGACACCGCCACGCCGAGCCCGGCGAGCACGCCATTGACGCTGCGGGCGGCATCGGCCAGCCCCCCCAGGCCCCGCTTGATCGAGTCGAAGGCACCGCGCGTCTCGTCGACGGCGCGGATGAAGATTTGGGCGCGGTTGTTTGCCATCAGGCCTGGTCCAGTTCTCGTTGAATCGCCCGCGCCAGTGCCGGCAAGACGGGTTGCACGGCAGCGCCAAGGTCGAACCGGCGCTTCAGATCCACCCGCCGCACCAGCACGGCAATCGGGATCTCCTGGCCGCGCTGCAGGCGCTTGACGCCGCGGCGCTCGCGCTCGGCGCGCTTGAAGCGGTTGAGTTGTGCGGCGTTCTCCCGGATGTTCTCGGCCATCAGCAGCACGCGGCCGCCTCTCTCGACGAAGAAGGCGTTGCCCGAGCGCATCAGGCCGTCGATGACCTGACGGAAGCGCTTGCGGCCGATGCGACCGGGCAGCAGCGGGATCAGCATCCGCCCGGCAAGCGCACCGCCCTGGGTGTGGATGCCCAGCCACGGGATGCGGCTGCCCACCCACAGCGCGGGCAGCTGCTCGGGTTTCTTGTCGAACACCTTCACGCTCATCGACGCCACGAAGCCTGCGCGCCGCACCTGGAAGGCGCTGCGCATCTGGGCGCGGGCGGCCTCGCGCACCTCGCGACCGCCTACAGCCATCCCCTTGGCCACCGCCGCGTGGATCGCGCGCTGCTGCTGGGCGCTCCAGGCCGACAGCTGCCTCGGATCGAGCAGTCCGGAGGTGGTGAGCGTCAGTTTCATGGCCGCACGTCCTCCCACAACTCGCGCTGCAGGCGCTCGATGGCCGCCCGGTCGCCCTGGGCGGCCACGGCGTGCAGTGCCAGCCGCAGGGCCAGTTGCTGCCGCTCGATCCGTGCGTCGGCCTCGAGCAAGGCCCGCGCCTGTGGCAGCGTGTAGCGCATCACCTCATCGAGCCGGTGCCCGCCGCGGATCAGGCGGGCGACGGCGTCGTCCCAGCCGAGAGCATCGGTGCCAGCCGCTGCGCCGCGCCCTGGATCGCCGGCACCACCCGCCCCACGAAAAAATCCGCGTTCACCTCGAACACGGCCGCCGCCAGAGTGACGGCTTCATCGAGCGACAGATCGTCCACCCACGCCCGCTCGCGCCGGGTGGTGATGGCCAGCAGCTCCAGGACCGCCTCGCCATGCCGCGCCAAGAGGTCGAACCAGTCCGGCTCGGCCGAGAGATCGGCCGACAGATCCGCAGCGAGGAGCCGCACCGTGGCCAGGATGCGCGGCAACTCGCCCAGCCGGATCGGCGTGAGCTCCACCGCGGTGCCGGCCACCGTGACCACCTTGGGTGCGGGCGGGAAGGTCTGGAAGTCGGCCTTGCCATCGGTCATCGCCGTCCCCTTACAAGAGCACCAGGCGGCCGAACTGGCCCAGATCGCCGCCGACCGGCTTGGTGAGGTCAGCCAGCACCTGGCCGGAGAGTTCGAACTTGAGCAGCTCGTCGGTGATGATGGACAGCTCCTTGGCCGGGTTGATGGCCACGCGGTACAGATCGATCACCACCTCGCGGTTGCCGTCGGCGGTGTTCAGGCCCTCGAAGCGGATCCAGCGCTCGTGCAAGGCTTGCGTGAACATGGCCGTGTGGCTGGCCGCGCCGAACGCATAGTCCACCGTGAAGGGCTCGGTGTACGGGCCGCCGGTGGTGGCATCCAGGATCACCAGCGACCCGTGCTTGGCGTTGACGTTGTACTGGCTGGCCGGCAGCGTCTTGGGCGGGCTGTCCGAGTCCTGGACCTGCACCGCCGAGACGTTTTGCATCGCCAGCGGATAGAGGTGCCCGGGCGTGACCGGGTTGGGCAGCGCTTCGCCGGTGACCGTGCCCGGCGTGACCTGGGTGCTGTGGCCGTAGAGCGCCAGCGCCAGGTTGGCCGGGATGAGTTCTTCCAGCGTGCAGGCAAACTCGCCCTTCTTGGTCTTGATGAGCTGCAGGTCGGTCAGGCGCTGGCCGGACTGCGCCTCCTGGTGCTCGATGGTGTCCACCGACAGCGACACCTTCAGTTCCGGCACGTTGCCGACGAAGGTCAGTCCTGCCGGGTTGCCGAGGGCATCGCGCGCGCCGATGTAGACGCGGCCCTGTCCGGAGAAGTAGGCCATGGTCAGTCTCCCGTGGAGCTTGCCGCGGCGGCAGGACCGTCACGGCGCGAGGGTTTGAGGGATGGGATCGAGGACTCCGGCGTGACGAGCCGGGCCACGCCTTGTGCGATCAGCCAGCGGGCGCTGGCCGCGTGGAGGTCGAGGCGCTCGCCTGCGGCGAAGCGCCGGCCAGCGTGGATGTGGGGTTGGAGCAGTTCGATGGAGAGATTGGGCATAAGGGGGTCATCCTGTTTGGGTGAGGTCGAGGGCATGGGTGCGGTAGCGGATCTCGTAGCGCGCCGGCAGCATCACCGTGCCGGCATCGAGGTCGTCGGCGTCCCACTCGGCGTCGAGCTCGCGCACCGCGAGCGCCGAGCCGCCCAGGTTCGGGTCGGCCAGCAGCGCCGCATGGGCCGCGACCAGCACCTGGTCGGCCACGATGAAGGCGTCTGCGCCGCGCGCCACCACCGCCAGCCGCACGACCAGCAGCCGGTCGACCAGGTGGTTGGCGCGGCCGCTGATGTGATCGCCTTCGGCAAAGAGCAGCAGCGCCGGACTGGCCTCGCGGGTGAGCGGCACGGTGGGCTGGCGCAACACCGGAACGGGCGCGACCGCCGTGCTCAGGCGCGTGACGATCGCCTGCAAGAGGCGCTCGCGGACGGAGGGCATGGGGCGGTCCTCAGCGCCGGGTGAGCCAGGCGCGACACTCGGAGCCGTCGCCGATCGCCCGCACCTCGCGCACCTGGTAGGTGTTGCCGGCCACCTCGACCGTGTCGCCGACGGCCAGCGTCAGCCACGCGGCCGGGTAGTCGAGCTGGTGGTCGCGCGAGAGCGCCAGGCCCTCGAGCACCGTCTCGTCCGGCGCGCGGAAGGCGCAGTGCACCGTGGTGCCTGCCACCGTGACGGCGGTCAGCAGTCCGGCATTGCGGGCCGCTTCGTACAGCGTTTCGACATCCATCAGGACGCCAGCACCTTCACCAGCACCGCCGGTCGATGGCACATCGGCAGTGGGTTGGACTGGGTGTGGATGTCGGTGCCGCGGTCGAACTTGCGCGGCTCCTGCTTGGCGTAGAGCGGCTGGCCCAGCGTATTGGCCGTCTCGTTGAAGTCGGCGGGCGCGAAGTAGGTGGCGAAGGTGTCCACCGTACCCAGCGGGAAGGCGTGGCCTTCGCCCGCGGCGATGAAGCGGCGCGTGGTGTCGCCGTCGCTGGCCTCACCCGAGTATTCCTCGAAGGTGATGCTAGCGAAGGTAAAGCCCGCGCGCATGTCGGAGCGCAGAGCCAGGCTGTCCTGCCAGCGGTCGTAGGCGGCGACGACCTTCTCATGGCTAGTCAGCGCGTCGAAGAACTCCTCGGATACCAGGCAGTGGATGCCGGTCATGCGCTCGCCCATGAGGTTCTTCTCCATGTAGCGCTTGAGATCGAGGCACTTCTTTTTGACGTCGGTGCCCGGGTTGCTGAGCTGGAAGTTGATGACCTTGGGCGTGATCTCGAACAGCGTGAACAGGTTGTAGAGCTCGGTGCCGTCAGCATCGAGGATGCTGCCTTTCAAGGCGCCCATGCGCAGATGCTCCAGGGTGATGGCGTGCTTGTTGCGCATTGCCTGCAGGTGCTCGGCCATCACCGCCGCCACGGTCTGCACCTCGGTCTCCGAACCGAAGGCGCGGATGCCCTGGACCTCCTCGGGCAGCACCACGTCGTCGTGGGGGATGTGCGGGATGCCGAACGAGCGCAGCTTACGCTTGCCGCGCTTGGCCACCGTTCCGGGCGAGCCCACCGGCATCGTCGGCAGCAGGGTGAGCACGCCGTTCTTCTCCTCCACGGCGACCGAGCGAAAGCGCACCGGCTTGGCCGGGAACAGGCCCATCTCGTCCAGGCGGCCGTAGTTGTTGGGCAGGATGTTGATGGCGGCGGTCAGCGCCGACATCGAGAAGGCGGGATTCTCGAAGGGGTTGTTCATCGTCAGACTCCTTTGCGCACGAGGATGCCCAGGCTCTTGAGCTGCGCGATGGCAGCCTGTTTTTCCGAGGCGGTGATAGCGGCGGGCCACGCCAGGGCGTGATCGGCGACGATGGCGTGGCGGGCCAGCATCAGGCCGTCCTCGCGGTCGATGAGCGTGGCGTCCACGGCCTGCATCAGCACGCCGGCGGCCACTTGGCTGCCATCGGTGGCCGATGGGTCGAGTCTCTTGACCTTGCCGGTGGCCGTGACCAAGCCGACGACCGCGCCCAGGGGCAGGTTCTGGCCCGCGCCGACGGTGACCTGGTCGCGGGAGTAGAGATTGGGCGCTTCGTACTTCAGAAGATCGCCCAGGTTCAGGCCTTCGGTGATGGCGGGCATGTCACTTCTCCTTGCCGGCGCGGGCGCGGGCTGCTTGCACCAGGGGGTTGTCGTGGAGGGATGGGGGATTCGGCTTGGCCGCATCCGGCGCGATGTGGCTGTGGATCTCCTGCCCGCTGGCGCGGACAGCCAGCAGCTGGCTGCGTACCTGGGCGGGTGGCGTGCGTGCCGCGAGGTAAGCGGCGATGCGCTCGGGGCAGCCCGCCAGCGCGCACAGTTCGGCGATCTCCTGTGCGTCCTCGATGCTCATCGGCGGATGCGCGCCAACAGCGCGATGAGGATCAGCACCAAGCCCAGGGTCAGCAGGGGTTCCGGGTTCATTCATGACATGCTCCAGTCGTGGTGGGTGAAGGTGTCCCGGCGGCGCGAAGGCACGCGTCGCCGGGGGTGAAAGGGCCGCGGTCAAATCGGCCAGCAGGTCGTCGAAGGTGCCAACGGCATCGGCCAGTCCTACCGCGACAGCGTCCTGCCCGAAGTACACGCCGGCCTCGGTGGCGCGCACCGCGTCCGTGCTCAGTCCGCGATGGCGGGCCACGGTGTCGACGAACAGGCCGTAGATCCGATCCACCTCGCGCTTGAGCAGGGCGTGGGCTTCGTCCGAGATCGGCTCGTGCGGGTTGAGGTCGTTCTTGCGCGCGCCGGCAAACACAGTCGTGTACCGGATGCCGTCCTGGGCATCGCGCACCGACTGATCCGCGTGCATGGCGATGACGCCAATCGAGCCAACGCCTGCGGTCCGGGTGACCACGAGGCGGCTGGCGGCCGAGCCGATGGCGTAGGCCGCCGAGTAGGCCATGTCGTTGGCCAGCGCCCAGACCGGCTTGATCTGCGCGGACGCACGCACGCGGTCGGCCAGGTCGAACACGCCACCGGACTCGCCGCCGGGTGAGTCGATGTCCAGCACGATGGCCGCAACTGCCGGGTCGGCGATCGCCGCATCCAGCTGCGCAGCGATGTCCTGGTAGCTGGTCAGCCCCGAGGCGGCTTCCAGCCCGCCAGTGCGCCGCACCAGCGTGCCGTGGATCGGCAAGACGGCGATACCCGCCTTGGCGGCGGGCGGGCTGCGCAGAGCGGGGGTTGGCGGCGGTGCTCCTCCACCCGCCAAACCGATGCGCGGCCCCAGCACGGCGAGGATGACCTCGAGCTTCGGGCGATGGATCAGCAGCGGCGCGCCAAACAGACGCGCCGCCAGATGCGGCAACGGGGTCATGCGGGTTCCTTCAGGCGGGCGGCGCCGAGCTGTCGGCAGCCTGTGCGTTGGGCTCGGCGCTGCCGCCGCTCTTGGCCGTGCGGCGCGGATCGGAGTCGAAGATCAGGCCGAGGTCATCGGCGCGCTGGTTGTCGGCGGCAATCTCGCGGTCCACATCCTCGGCGTCGTAGCCAAAGGCCGAGATCGCTTCCGAGCGGCTCATAAGGCCCGCGCGGATCGCCAGCAGCATCGCCTTGAACTCTTTCTCGGGGTCGACCCACTGCCAGCCCTGGGGAATCCATTTGCAGGCCAGGTACTCTCGCCGGCGGCGGGCGTAGCCGGGCGCCGTGAGGCTGGCGGCCAGCACGGCCTGATCGAGCCAGGCGTTCCACACCGGGCGGCACAGCTGGTGCACCAGCACGCCGTGCTGGATGGCCTCGGTGCGGCGGCGGAACTCCAGCATCCCGGCGCGGATGGAGGAGTAGTTCACGCCGGAGAGGTCTCCGGTCAATTGCTCGTAGGTCACACCGATGGCAGCGGCGACCGCGCGAAACTGCGCGCGCAGGAATTCGCCATAGCTGCCGCCCACGTCGGCCGGATCGGAGAACTTCACGTCCTCGCCCGGCTCCAGGATTTGCAAGGTTCCGGGCTCCATCCCCGCCAGTGCGATGCCGGCATCGTTGGCCACGCCTTCGCCCATCAGGTTGTCCTCGGGGGCGAGCCGCGTGATGAAGCCGGCGAACATCGCCGCGGTCTTCTTGCGCACCAGTTCCGCGTCGTCGTACTGGTCCAGCTCGTTGAGCTTGACCAGCGCCCGCGCGAGCCACGGCTCGCCGCGGATCTGGCCCGGGCGCAGTACCCGGTAGAGGTGCATGATCTCGGATGCCGGAACTCGCACCGTCTCCTGCCCGCCCTGGCCCGACATGGGCGCAAGCCGCCCATCCTCAGGGTGAGAGCGATACAGGTGGTAGGCCACCCGTCGCCCCAGGCTGTCGAACTCGATGCCGGAGCGCACGACGTTGCCAGAGGGCAGTTCCGTGTTGAGATGCAGCGGCAGATGCTCGGCTTCGAGCAGCTGCAATTGCAGCGGCACGATCAGACCGTCCTCCGGACGCCGCCAGCGCAGCCGGATCAGGCACTCGCCCCCTTCGAGCATGGCCCGGCAGGCCAGGGCCTGCAGGCCGTAGAAGTCGGTCTGCCCGGTGGCGTCGGCTACCTCCGTCCATTCGCGCCACAGCGCCTGCACGTCGGCGCGAAAGGCTTCGTCGTCGGCCATCGATTGCGGCTTGATGCCGGTGCCGACCGCGTTGGCGACGAATGCCTCGATACCGGCATTGGCCCAGGCGTTGCGCCGCACGAGATCGCGGCTCTTGGTGCGCAGTTCGGCGCTCGTGGCCAGCATCGCCGCCACCGCGCCGGGGTTGCCGGGCATCCACGACAGGGAGCGACGGCCACGCCCAGCGGCCTCGTGCACCGGCGGCCCGCCGAACAGACTGCGGATCTTCGCGTACCAGGCCATCAGAACCCCTTGCTCGTGGTGATCCGGATCTGCCGCGGCGCGCCGGGCCACAGTCCGGTGGCCACGGCCTGCTCGAAGAGGTCGCGCTTGACCGCAGCAATGGCGGCCTGGAGTTCCTCGACGCTGCGGTACTCGACGGTCTTGTCGCTGAAAGTCACGCGCTTCTCGCCCTTGGCGAGCGCGGCTTGCAGGGCCTCGAGGTGGGCTTGGGTGTAGGCCATCAGCGGTAGACCACGAGGTTGATTTCGGTGGAGTCGGCAAAGGACCCGCCAGCGGTCGCGCAAGCGATGTCGACGTGCTGGACGGTCTTCTGGTCGGAGGTGGCGCGCACGACGGCGATGCGCTGCGTGCCGCTGTTGGTGCTGCTGCGTGCCAGCGCCGTCCAGCAGTAGTTGGCATCCGGCATCGGCGTAGCAAAGCTCACGCGGTAGCAGCCGGCTGCGGTGCGGGTGACGCTGGACACGTTGTGCGCAGCGCGCACGACGATCTGGTTGCCGACATGGCCGAAGCACACCCAGGCGCGGGCCAGCCCCGGATGGGTCGCATCGATCTTGGTCTGGACCTCGATGCCGATGCGGCTGGCCAAGGCGGCGATGCGCGCGGCCAGGCTCATCAGAGCAGCGCCCCTTCGAAGATCGCGACGAAGTCGGTATCGGTGTCACCCACGTCGCTCGCGGCCACGGCGCCGATGTTGCTGCGCGCCTGCGCGGCTTCGGCCGCGGTGAGCGTCTGCGCCGCATCGAAGCGCACCCGGTTGTTGACGGCGGCCAGCAGCGCGTCCAGACCGCTGGTGCCGTTTTGCAGCAGCTGCTGGATCTCCAGCAGGGTGTCGTAGGCGGCATCGGCCCCGCCCAGGATCTCGGCTTTGAGCGCATCGAGCAGCGTGACGATCTTGCTCGACGAATAGGTGCTGGTGGTGGCGACCTGGGTGTCGTCGATCGCGCCCGATGCCAGCACCGCGGCCCTCAGTTCGTTGATGGCCGCCACCAGGCTGGACTTGTCGGTGGTGGTGAGGTTGGCGAGATTGCCGGCCTTGGCGCGGACGTCGTTGAACTCCTGCGCGACGCGGATGACCAGGCTCTCGATGCGAGTGGCCAGACTCATGTTCTCTCCTTGGGGTGTCGGGACGGCCAGCGGGGATCAGCGCAGCCAGGGACTGCGGATCACACGCCGGCCGGTGTTCCGGGTTGCAGAAACAGCGAGGCCACCGCGCGGGGTGGCCTCGTTCGATTCACTGTCTCGGATGGGCGCTGGCGCATCCGCTGGTGTCGCCAGCCCCAGTTGCCGCTCCAGTTCGCGCCAGTGGCGCTCCTCGAAGCGATCCAGCCCCGCGGCACTGGCGGCCGCGCGGGCGTAGACGTAGCAGTCCAGGGCTTCGTTGCGCTCGCGCATCTTCTGCCACTCGCGCACCGGGTAGCCGTTGCGATCTCTCCGGGTGACGAGTTGCTCGGCGCAGAGCTGCTGGATGAACTCGGCGTCGATCTTGGGAAGATGGACGAAGCCGGCGGGAAACACCGGGGTCGATCCGTCCTCGGCCACCTCCGCGCTCTTCCTCAGGTTGTTGTAGAGCTCGAGCTTGGCGATGCCCACCGCCACGCTGTAGACCTTGATGCCCCGGCGCAGCTTTTTGCCGGCGAGCGAGACGTCCACCGCGGTGGGCGTGCCGATCAGTGCGGCTCCACGGGCAACGCCTTTGACCGCCATCACGCGCGGATCGCGGCAGGCGCGCACGAAGGCATAGGCCTCCTGTGTGGCAAAGCCGGTGTCGAGCGCGAAGCGGGCGAGCGGCATCGCGGCACCCGAGGCGTGCGTCCAGGTCTCGGCGATCAGTTCGGCCAGACGCTTCCACACGGCATCCCGCGCGGTGTCGCCCATCAGCACCCGGTGCTCGACGAGCCAGCATTCCTTGCCGCGCCCGAAGGCCCAGATCGAGGCTTCGATGCGGTCCTTCTGCACGTCGGCGCCACCCACCAGCAGCAGGCCGCCTGCGGGAATGGTGCCGATGGCGTAATCCTCGCGCCGCTCCAGCAGGCGCTGCCAGTCCGGCGCTTCGCCCTCCTCGACCCAGGGCTCGCCGAGTTCGGTGTTCTTGAAGGTCTTGATCGCTGCGGCCGAGCCGGTTTCCTTGCTCACGGCGGCTTCCCACGCGGCGGCAATCTCGCGCCAGGACCGCCAGCCCAGCGGGCTGTAGAGCGACGACAGGTGAAAGCCCGCCGTCTTGCCCTGCGCCGTCGCGCGCCACTCGCCGTGCTCGAGCATCCAGGTCTTGTGGTGCTCGGCAATGGGTGCCTCGCAGGATTCGCAGACGTAGGCCGCCGTCTCCGGGCGGCCCTTCTCCCAGCGCAGCTGCTCGAAGCGCAACCACTGCCGGTGGCCGCAGTGCGGACAGGGCACGAAGTAGCGCCGCTGGTCCGATGCCTCGTACTCGCGCTCGATGGCGCTCGCCCCTGCAATCGTGGGTGTGGAGACGATGAAGATCTTGCGCCGCGCAAAGGTGCGGGTGCGCGCTTCGGCCAGCGAGATCGCGTCGCCTTCACCTTCGACGTCCAGCGGATAGCCGTCCACCTCGTCGAGGAACAGGTAGCGCACCGGCATCGAGCGCAGGCCCACCGCGCTGTTGGCCCCGGTCATCACCAGCACGCCGCCGCGGAACTCCTTGGCCAGGATGGTGTTGCCCGAGTCGCGCGAGCGTGCCGGGGCGATGAGTTCGGAAAGCACCGGCGACTCCTCGATCAGCGGGTCGATGCGCTGCTTGGAGGCGCGCTTGGCCATCTCCACCGTGGGCCAGACCGCCATCATCGGCCCCGGCGCGTGGTGGATGACGTAGCCGATCCAGTTGCTGCCCATCTCGGTGGCGCCCAGCTGCGCCGCCTTCATGAACACCACCCGCTCGATGGGCGAGGTGGGCGAGAGGCAATCCATGATCTCGCGCAAGTAAGGCGTGCGGCTCGTGCGCCAGCGCCCCGGCTCGCTCGAGGCCTTGCTCGAGAGCACGCGGTGGCGGTCGGCCCACTCGGAGACCGTCAGCGGCGGATCGGGCGTGAGTCCTTCGCGCCAGGCGCGTTCGATCGCGTCGGCGCCGTCGTACTCGATCATCGTCAGTCCACGCGTGGCCGCAGTTCGCCC